CGGAGCAGGATCGACGAGCGACAGAAGCGAAGGGAGGGTGAGACGATGAGCACTCCAGAGTTCCGCATTACCGAGACGAAGCTACAAAGCACAGACGATCCATCGCTGTATGCGAAGGTGTTTTTCAACGAGCGCAAGCAGCGGTGGTGCTGGTGGATTCTCACTCCGGGTGTTGGGTGCGAAGGCGTGGTGGATGAGAACGACGAGGATCGTGAGTGGACCGAGCGCTACCTCGCCGAGGCTGATGCCGCAAAGGCACTGAAGGAAGCCGCCGCCGAGAACGCTCTTATGTTCAAGTACAGGCAGGCGCGGGAGAAGTTTCGGATAGAAACACTATGGCGCGATCGCGAGACGAATGAACTTCGCCGTGTCGTGGCGGTGGCACTGGATCCCGAACGCAAGCGCGTGCTCGTTGTGCATGCACGCTTACCCCACGAGCCTGTGGCGGCCGACGCTGTGGAAGAATGGGAACGCGTCGTGGAAATCGACGGGGAGAGCGGGCCACTTTTTCGGCATGAGCCGCAGAAGCACACATGTGCTGTGTGCGGTGTTTCGTCTGAGAAAGCAGAGCTTTCGTATGGCGACGGCGATTGGAATTGCGAAGACGAAGATGCCTGCGAGAAGCGCGCGAAGGCAACGCGATGAACCTCGGAGGATCTTTCACACACAGCTCCCGGATCCGCCTGCCAGCAACGCCGAACGCAGTGCTCGCATCAGCACTCGATCCCAGTCGCCCACTCGCGGAGCTGTGGGAGCAACTCGCGATCGACGACGTGATCCCGCACGACTGGGTGCAGAATCCGCGACGGCGGTTCACGCAGATCGTGAGAGCGCGAGTGAAGATCGTTTCTCTCGATCCACTGCGAACAAGCCCGATGCCGACACTCATCGGCAGCAGACCGGAACCGACAGGTGAGCCCGGTTCGACTGTGGGCGATATGTTTTACGTTGGGCAGGAGTGCTTCGTGCGCATGCACCTTTCCGAACTGCACCCGCCGACGTTCGAAGCGCTGCGCACGTTCGCGTCGCTCGATCCGCGTGCTGTATTGCAGGCCGAAGCGCTGTCTCTCTCCGACGCCCAGCGCAACAGCCATCCCCCGCCCGAACGCGTGACCTGGCACTTCGGCGAGGTCGCTGCTTTCGAAGATGGCGATCCCGACGAGACAGAGCGCGAGCTGTATCGACTCGGATTCGCACAACCGCCGCATCGGTTGCCGTGGGGCGCTGCAACGATTGTGTGCCCGGTGATTGAAATGGAACGCGTGGGTAAATGAGCGCTTTTAGTGAGAGCGCTCACTGACCGTGCGGTCAATCTCGACGAGCATGTCTTCTGGTAGCGCGTCTCTGTCCGGATGAGTCATCCAAGCATCGATTGGCAGCATTTTGAGCCCTATCAACTGGACGCCAACCACGCGCTTCTCTTCATCGAAATTGATAATCAACTCGGGATCATGCGCTGCTGAGTGCGAAAATCTGATTCTCGCGTCTTCCCTTCGGAGGTAGAGCACATCGTTGCGTTCGTCGAGTGTTACGATGTAGCGACTCATTGCTACACCTTCCTCCACCAGACCTTCACGGCCGGGTTTTCTGGTTCTGGATCTGTGTGAATCGTCACAGCAAACCGACTGCCCGCAGGAACATTTCCGTAACCGTCGACTTTTTCTTCATTGGTCGAGATCCGGGCTGGGATGACGAGATATTGCTTCAAGTCAGCAATGTACCGGATGTAGCGTTCTTGGGCTGTGCGGGCTTGTCGCCCCTTGAACTGCGGATTGTCGATGATCTTGTCTGGTTCTGCAATCGTTTTCATTACCAGCAAGTAGCTGCCGTTAAAAGCGCCATGGTGAGCTGCAGCGTGCAGCCACACATCCTCGTCCATCACGAAAAGCAGTCCGCGGGGGTCTTTTCTGACGAAGGCGCTCATTGCTGTTCGCCTGGATCGCTCTTTCTCTGGGTGTCGGAGGTGTCGACTTTTTTCAACTCAAAACTGCGCGGCATCGAGACCACCCCTTCTCTCAGCTCGTAATCGGCGATCATTTGCCCAAGCGCGCTGTGTAACGCCTTGGCAAGGGCCCACGGCATCTGCACAACGGCCTGGACATGGTCTTGTGGGGGACCATTTGGGGATACCGGGATCTGATTGATAACCACGATATTGGCACACCACGATCCCCCGTTAAAACCAAACCCTGTCGCAAATATCACAGGGACAACAGTACCCTCGTTGTCGTTGCTCATCGGCGTTTGCCTCCTCCAGAATGAGGCGCGGAACTTACACCGCCCAACATTGTTCTGTCGACACTGAACACATCTTCCGTCAACCCGCAGCACACTTCCGCTTCCTTGACAAGCGCTCGGCGCCATGCGAGCCTTTTTTACAGATGGCCGAGGTGCGTCCAGAGTCCGGCGAACGCTGGCTGACCGCCCAAGACCTCGTAGCAGACCTCCGCATTCCGCTTCGCACTGCGCAGCGACGCTTGCGCCGCTGGCTCGACGAAGCCGCATCAGGGCTCTACCCGCACGTCGAGCGACGCTCGCGCAGTGTGGGCGGCGTGCAACTGATGGTCGAGGCGGAGAGCTACGAGCGCTGGGCGCGGGGTACACAGATCGCGGCGTGAGTCTCTTGCTCTGCCCTGCGCTATCAGCAGCCCCAGCGCTGCGACGACGGCGGCAGTGCAGAGCAAGGTGCTCGAGCACCAACACAATCCCATTCGCAGCGGCACCAATCGGTGAGGGCTATCGCTCGCGTCCTGCGAGATGATTTTCCGCTGCAAAACAACAAGCAAGACGGTTCGCGGTTTCGGCGTAGCTCAGCAGAGAGCGCGGGCTCATCACCCGAAGTCGTCGGTGCAATTCCGATCGCCGGAACTGCGAACCACTATTGCGGGATGGAGCAGAAGTAGCTTGCTGGGTTCATACCCCAGAGGTCGGTGGTGCAAATCCACCTCCCGCAACCCGATTCGTAGGCAACTACGATAGGAATCGCTCGGTAGAGAACATCCCGGGCGATCGCTTCGCTGCGAAGTAACCTCACTTCGGCGTCTGTGAAGTAGGAATCGGACAAGCGAAACGGACTGACGACCGACGCTCCGAACGCAGCACTTACCCCACACGCGAGCACCGCTGCAGCGGAGGGCGATCCGGTTTCATGAGCCGGATTTCAGGTTCGACTCCTGGGGGTGGGACCAATCTCGCCAGGAATTTCCCTGGCAACCGCAGTCCCGACGTCGGGACGAACACCACGATGGCACTCGCAACCCTCCTGCTCCTGTTGCTCATCGGGGCGTGCTTCTACCCGCCTTCGCCACCTGGAGATTCATCGCCGATGTTCAAGTTGTCGTTCGCTGCCGTTCGCGCTCTCGTCGCACTAGGAGCACTGCCGCATGTGCAAGACTCGTGTGTGGTCGGTAGCGCACCGCCGGTGTTTCCCTTCTTCAACGGCGATCGAACGCCGAACGTCTTCCAGATGGGACGCATCCCCTTTGGGCGCGGTGGCGGCAAAACGCGCGCAGCGGTGAGACGATCGCGGCAGCTTCGGGGCAAGCGGAAGTAGTCACACGGTGACTCGCTGCTCTCGCTGTCACCGTCTCTACTCCGACTGCTACTGCGGATTCCCACGATGCTGCTCACTGCCGTCCCTAGCTTGTGCGCCTGGTGCAACGGCGCGCGTGCGATCGTGCACGACGAGCAGGGTGATCCCGTCTGCCCTCGTTGCCGCGAGCTGCCGGGCCCGACGCAGGAATCTGCGCGTGAGGCAGCGGCGAGGCTAGGCGTCTCGACCTTCCTGCTTCTGCGCGCAGCACGCGAGCAGCGCGAACGCTCGATCGGCTCGCGTCTCTACGCGCACGTTTGGACGCGTCTCGCGCGAGAGATCAAATGACCGCCGAAGACCCTGCCGAACTCACGCGCGAGCAACGCGAGCAACGCGCAAAGAAGAGCAAGCACGGTGTTGGCAGACTCATCGATCCAAAACGCATCGAGGCTGCGATCGATCTGCTCGCGCAAGGACACAGCGCTGCGCTGATCTCTCGCAAGCTCGCGCGGCAGTTCGGCTGCTCGTATCGATCCGGTCGACGCTACGTCCAGGTGGCGCGCGATCGCCTCGGGCGCAACGAGCTACCTCCTGAAGAGCGGGAGAGCGCGCGCGAAGAGGTTCTTCGCAAGCTGGAAGCGGCGTTCGAGATCGCTGCGGAAAAGCGCGACGCGAAGAACATGATCGCTGCAACGGCTCGCATCGCGGAAGTGCAAGGGCTGATCGGTACGCGCAAGGTCGAACTGAGTGGCGGACTCAATCTCAACGTCGACACGGCAAGCCTCGCACAGCGGATCGCAGCTCTCTCCGCTGCAGGCGTTGAGGCGGCTCTCTCCGACGCAGCTCCAGCGAGTGCTCAGGCAGCTCTCGCCAGCGGAACTGCGGGCGATCGAAGCGGAGACGGCGCGAGCGGAGCGGGCGCAGCGTGAACTCTTTCGCGCGAGCGCTCACGATCCCGTGCTCTATGCGCGGAACGTTCTCGGGCTTCGCGTGTGGTCGCGGCAGCAGGAACTGCTCGAAGCGGTGCGCGATCGCGACCGCGTGTCCGTGCGCTCTGGGCACAAGGTCTCGAAGAGCACCTCTGCCGCTGCGGTTGCCTGGTGGTGGTGCAGCGATCCCGAAACGCGCCCCGGCGCGCGGTGCATCCTCACTTCGTCAGGCAATCGGCAGGTCAAATCGATCCTCTGGCGCGAGGTCAAGAGACTCTGGCGCGAGGCGATTGTGACGCCGGGACCAACACCCGCAGAGGCTCCCGACACCGGCGTGCAGTGGGGCGATGGTCGCGAGATCCTCGGCTTCACCACGAAGGAGCCCGAGCGAATGGCGGGCTTCAGTGGGGCGAACCTGCTCTTCATTCTCGACGAAGCGAGCGGTATTCCCGAGGCGATCTTCGAGGCTGTTGAAGGCAATCGCGCGGGTGGAGCAAAGATTCTTCTGCTGTCGAACCCCACGCAGGTGAGCGGCGAGTTCTACGACTCGCACCACGGCAAGCGCTCGTTCTACACAACACTGCACATTAGCTCCGAAGACTCGCCGAACGTCACGGGCGAAGCGAAGATCCCGGGGCTCGCGAGCCCTGCGTGGGTCGAAGAGAAGCGACAGGAGTGGGGCGTTGACTCACCGCTCTACCAGGTCCGCGTTCGCGGCAATTTCCCTGGTCAAGCAGCGGACGCGGTGACGGGTCTCACGCTCGTGCTCGATGCGATCGAGCGCTGGCACGAGACCGAAGAGACAGGACCGCTCGATCTCGGAGTCGACGTTGCGCGTTCTGGCGAAGACGAGTCGGTTTGCTATCCGCGACGCGGAAGCAAAGCTCTCGATCCGCGCGCATGGCGAGGTCTCGACGGACCGCAGCTCGCGAACGAGGTGCTCAAGGTACACCGAGAGTTGCGTGTGCCTGGTCAACCGACGCGGATCAAGGTCGACGCGAACGGTGTTGGAGCGAGCTGCTTTGACGCACTCGCGCACAGCCCCGAAGCGCAGCGGAGTGAGATCGAAGTCGTTGCAGTGATGACGTCGGAGGCGAGCTCGTCACCGGCGGAGTACGGCAACCTTCGCGCACAGATCGCGTTCGGTCTCACTGCGTGGCTCAAGGGCGGCGGAGCGTTGCCAGACCACGACAAGACGCAGGCGGATCTGATCGCACCGAAGTACAAATTCGACCCGCAGAACCGGTTGCTCGTCGAGAAAAAGACCGAGATCAAAGCGCGCCTCGGTCGCAGCCCTGACTACGGCGACGCGCTCGGTCTCGCGGTCTACGAAGCGCTCCCGACGATTATCGAAGATACGCCCGTTCACGTTCGATCGAAACGACGCTGATGCAACGACCACTACGACAACCGCCGCGAGAAGCGCCCGTTCGGACCTTTACCGAGTGGTCTCCGACGCTCATCAAGAGTGCAGAAATTCTCGCGGACGGAGGCAATCTGCGCCTCGCTTCAGATCTGGTCGAGGCGATGCTCGGAGATGATCGTGTGTCGGCGGTGCTCGGTGCTCGCGTGCGTTCCTTGCTCGGAAAGAATGTCTCTTTTGAAGCTGGTCGTGGGCGCAGGCGCAAAGCAGCGATGCGTGCACTCGAGGCTGGCGAAGACTGGTGGGCAGCGTTCCCAGAGTCATCGCTGGCGCGGCTTCTTTCGTGGGGGATCATGCTCGGCGTCTCGCCGGGGACTCTCACGTGGCAAGCGTTTGTTCAGCACGATCCGAGCAACCCTACACAGGAGCCGGTACCGACGCAGCACGGGGGTCGAACGATCCCGCTGCTCGAGGCACGACACGCGCGACACCTTCGGTTTGATCCGACCTATGCGAAGTGGTGCATCAGCACCGAAGTCGGCGAGGTTGATCTGGTCGCTGGTGACGGGACGTGGGTGTTGTACACGCCCTACGGCTCGTATCGTCCCTGGTCGCAAGGTGCGTGGCGCGGTCTCGCTCGCTGGTTTCTACTCAAGCAGTATGCGCTGACGGACTTCGCGCGGCACTCCGAGGTGCACGGCACTCCGATCCGCGCGGCAATTCCGCCGGAAGGCAAAGAGGTCAGTCCAAAGCTGCGCACGCAGCTAGCGTCTGATCTTGGCGAGCTGGGCAACGACACTTCGATCGTGATGCCGCCAGGTGTCGACCTGAAGCTGATCGAAGCGACCGCGAAGACGTGGGAGATGTTCCAGGCACAGATCGATATGGCGAACAAGGCCATCACGATACTGATTGCGGGACAGAACCTCACGACCGAGGTGAGCGGCGGTAGCTACGCAGCAGCGCGTGTGCACGAAGGCGTGCTCGCTGATGAAGTGAGAGCGGACGCAGAATCGCTTTCGACAACGCTGCACGACCAGGTTCTCACGCACTGGGCACGGATCAATTTCGGCGCAGAACAGCTCGCGCCGTGGCCCGTGTGGGACCTTGATCCTCCGGAAGATATTGCGGCGATTGGCGCTGGGTATCGGGCCCTCGGAGATGGCATCGCGGCGCTACAGGCGGTGCTCGCTGGCAGCGGAAAGCAGCTTGACGTTGAGGCGCTTCTCGAAGAGCACGGACTCGATCTGATCGACGTTCCGGCTCCGACAGTTCCATCCGCGGTAATGCCGAACCATGACCCACAAGCTGCCAACGCTAAGTCCGCAGCGACAGCGGAAGCCAGCGCAGCCAACGGGATCGAGTATTTCGCCTACGATCTCGACGCCGGTGTCGTCACGGTCAACGAGGCGCGCAAGAGCAAAGGGCTCGCGCCGGTCGATGGCGGCGATGCACCAGCGAGCGTGTATCTCGCAAAGCTCGCGCCCCACGCGCCTTCTTCTTTATCTCCGGAGCCTGCTGCGCAACCGGAGCAAGGCACACCATGACCATTCAAGACCGAACCCCGCGGCGTTTTCTGCCACGCGAAGAAGTGCTCGCGATTGTTCCCGAAGCGCTGGAAAAGCACTGGCCGAGCGCGTTCTGGGACGATGACGAGAGCTACTCACCACCGCGGGGGTATCGCCTCGAGGAAGGCGTCGCCGTCGTCACAATCGAAGGTCCTCTCGAAACGCGAGGCGGCTGGTGGTTCGATGGCTATGGCGGGCCGCGTGGCATCGGTGCGCGCGTGTGCAGTGCGCTCGAAGATCCAGCAGCGCTATCGGTACTGCTCGTAATCGATTCACCTGGTGGTGCGTGCTCGGGTCTCTTCGAGTGCCTCGACGCGATTCGCGCGACCAAGGTCAAGTGCAAGAAGTCGATCATCGCATACACCGAAGGCGGCGCGTTTTCCGCCGGATACGCACTCGCAACCGTTGCAGACAAGATTGTCGTCGGTCGTGCTGCGGGCGTTGGCTCTGTTGGTGTGATTGCAGTCGCGGCGAGCTTCGCAAAGCAACTCGAAGGCGAAGGCGTGCAGATTGCTGTGGTTGCCAGCGGAGAACAGAAGACGGATCTACACCCGATGCTGCCGCTCAGCGATGGCGCTGTCGGTCGCCTGAGGGCCCGCGTTGGTGATCTAGCGCTCATGTTCGCGGCAGAGGTGGGACGGTCTCGCGGTCTCACTCCGGCGGAAGTGCTCGCGCTACAAGCGGGCTGCTTTTTCGGTACCGACGCAGTGAACGCAAAGCTCGCTGATTCCGTTGCGACCTACACAGAATCCCTGGCGCTCGCGCGACCCCGCGTTGCGGCGCCGTCCGCAAACAAACCAAGCGGCACTCTCGCCGCCCTCCGCATGCAAGCAGGAGCGACCATGGAAGAACTCGTTAAAAAGATCTGCGCAGCGCTAGGGCTGCCGGAAACCGCAACTGAAGAAGAGATCCTCGCAGCGATCGAAGCGATGAAGGCATCGTGCGCAACCGCACAGGAAGACGCGCAGAGCGCCAAGAAGCTGCTCGATCAGATCCGCGGTGAGCAGGACAAGAAAGAACGCGCTGCTCTGGTCTTGAAGGGCCGCACAAACGGCACTCTCACGCCGCACCGCGAGAAGACGCTCGTGCCAACACTCTCGACGCAACAGCTCCGTGACTTGGTCGCAGACGATGCGCCGCGCGCCGTGCCGGATCCGCCTCCACCTCCGCCCGCGTCGGGCGCCAGCGTGCAAGGAAAGCGCTGGGAAGAGATGACCTCGATGGAAAAGCACAACCTCTACTCGCGCGACCGCGCTGCGTACAACGCGCTGCGCGACGAATACAAACAACGAAACGAGCGCTGATAACGCCGCTCTGTCGCCAACAGCGCCCGCTCTGTCCCCGCAACCACCACCCCCCACAAAACACAGGTAGACCATGAGCACGACGAAGCGCTCGGACCTCGTTGTCCCCGAGCTTTTGCAAGAAGCGATTCAGTCAGAATTCGCAGGCATGACCGCACTCGCAGGCTCGCCCTGCGCGATCATGAACAACTCTCTCCCGAACTCCGCGCGTGGCGGAGATACGGTGAAAGTGCCGTACTTCGACAACCTCGGAGAACTCGACGACATCGCCAATGAGGGCGACGCGCTCACGCCGCGCAAGCTCACAATGAGCTCAGAGACTGCTTCAGTGCAGCACTCTGGTGTCGCTTTCGAGATTACACAGTGGGCAGAGATTGCCTCGAGCTTCGCGGATCCGTACAAGGAAGCCGCGCGCCAGGTCATGGTCGCAACGCAACGGCGCGCAGACAAGGCGTTGATCGACGCTGCCACTGCGAGCTTGAGCAGCTCGTACATCAAGGATGTCTACAACGCGACCACTCCGCGCACGATCGACTATGACCTCGTAGTCGATGGCAAGATGCTCTGGGGCGACGAGCAAGACGACATCGCTCTGATGGTCAATCACTCGAAGGTGCTGGGCGACATGCTCAAGCTCAAGAGCGCAGACGGACGACCGCTCCTGGGTACCGCGAACGACGGATCGTTCGACCGCTTCGTCGGTATGCCGCGCCGCACAAGCGATCGTCTCACTCCGTCGAGCGACTCACCCGCGAAGTACACAACGTTGCTGCTCAAGCGCAACGCGTTGGTCTTCTGGTATTGCAAGACGCCTGTCGTGCAGACCGATCGCGACATTCTTGCAGACACCGAGGTCGCAGCGGTGCACGTCTACTACGTCGCATACCGCTACGCGCGCGTTGTGGGCGGAACGAAGCCGGGCGTCATCAAACTCGTACACAACTGATGGGTGTCGGCACGCTCCGCAGGCATCACAACCCGGTGCCTCCCTCGCTTCCACAGAGCGAAGCTGTCGACCCTGTACAAGCCCTGCAACGCCGCGTGGCGGAACTCTCCGCAGAGAACGAAGCGTTGCGCGCACGGATTCGTACGCTCGAAGAGCAACTCGAACAAAAAGGGCGACGCTCTCGACGAGGGTCGCCTCCGCCACCGACGTGACTCGTGTCTATCGCAACGCCACGACGCTACTACCTTCTCAAGCGACTCGCTGCCTCCGAGCAGGGCGACGATGAACTTGCGGCGGTCTGGCGCGCGAAGCAGGAGTCGATCTCGTGGCCTGCATTGCCAGCGGACTTCCCTGCGCGCGAGACGCTCGTCGCGGAGGGATACACCACCGTCCGTGATCTCGATGGCGCGGACGCAGACGAACTAACCAACCTCGGACTGACCGACGCGCAGGTGAGCGCAGTGCTCGCCGCTATGGAGAATTGGACGATGATTTCCGCCACTCTGAACAGCTACCAGCGCCAAGACGGGCGCTTTGCAACTACGTACAACGCGCCCTTGTTGCCGTCCGCAGCTCGCACTGCGAGCGGTACGGGAGACACCTACGAAATGGGCGACATGAGCACGCTCCGCCTCAAGCTCGACGTGACCGCCGCGTCGGGCTCTTCGCCCACGCTCGATGTCACAATCGAGACGAGCCCTGACGGCGCGAGCGACTGGCAAACAGTCGCGACGTTTGCTCAGAAAACTGCGATCTCGTACGAGCGAAACGCCTTCCCGGGTTGTGATCGATTCGTGCGAGTGAAGTACACGATTGGCGGCAGCACGCCTTCGTTCACCTTCTCGGTCACCGGCGAGGCGCTCTGAGCGCGAGCCGAACTCAAACAGAACACGATCTGAACACGAATCGTTTTTCAACAACGTTCACAGGAGATTTCCATGTCTCAGCTTTTCAAGCCCGGCTCTCTGTTCGCTCCTCTCGGTGTCGCTGGCGCGTCGCCGTACGGCCACCCACTGAACACCAACACCGGCGGGACTGCCGTTCGCGCAGCAGTCAGCGTTGCGACGGTGGCAGCGCTCGCAGCGCTCGCAAGCACACACCCTGCCTGCACGCACGGAAACGAAGTGTTTGTCGACACCGGCGAACGCTTTGTGTTCAACCGCACGAGTGCCCTCACTGGCGACAACATCTTCGTCGTCACGCCGTCGGACACGCCTGCCGCTGGTCGCTGGCTGCGCATGCCAGGCACAATCGACATCAACCTCGCGATCACCTACGCAACAGCTGACGCTGCGGTGCTCGCTACACTACCTACCGGAGCGCGCATGATGCTGCTCTCCGCGTACTGGCGTGTGACTGCCGACTTCACCGGCGGCTCGTCCTCTGCGATCGGTGTGAGCTCGAACAAGACGGGCTTCTCGACCAAGGGCGACATTCTCGGTGGGGCCGCAGGCGACGTCGCTGCAACGCTTGTCTCGAGCGGTACGCAAGGCGTGGTCTCCGGCACGATCGGTCCAAAGATGGACACGCTGACCGAAACAAAGATCGTGCTCGTCGCAGGCGATACGATTCGTTTCGACCGCATCACGAGCGCATTCACCGCAGGCGCAGGCGAAGTGCACGTGATCGCAGTGCTGCTCGCCAACCCCGGCGCCTGATCCCTCCCCTCTCGCTCCCTCCTTCCTCGGTCCTCTCCAGCGGTGCTCGTGTTCGAGCTTCGCTGATGGGGACTGAGACCCAGTTCGCAGAGCAAGCACCATGAGCCAATACGGAACAGACAGCGATCTTCTGCTCGTCATGAAGCAGGAGGAGATCGATACGTACGACAGCGATGTGCGCACGTCGTGCCTCGAGTCCGCATCGTCGCTCTGTGATTCGCGGCTCGGTGTTGTGTGCACGCTCCCGCTCACAGAATGGTCCAATCACATCACGCTCATCTGTGTGCAGCTCGCAAAGAAACTGCTGCGCACGCGGAAGAATTACGACTCAACGAGCCCTCTCTACGAGGAGACTGAGCGCGATTTTGCGTGGGCGCTTTCTGAACTCGACAAGATCGTTCAACGCGGTTCTCTTCCCGCCGGCTGCGAAGACAGCACGCCCGAAGCAGAAGAGGGCGGGGCGTACGTGGTCACCAATCGCAAGCGTGGCTGGCGCTGATGGCCTCCATTACAACAGAAATACGCGAGCGTTTGCTTAGTGTGATTTGCGGCGGTCGCGGTACCGATGGATCTCTCGGCACCGACGCGCAGGAGCGTTCGATCACGTCGGGTCATTTCCGAGATGCGACGCGCGACACCTCTCTGCGAGGGCCCACGTATCCCGCGTCGGAGTTTGATAGGGCGGTACAGCTTCGCTGGCTTGCCGTGCTCGATGAGCCCGAAGAGTCAAACGAACTCGACCCCACGCAGCTTCGTCGCGCTCGAATCGAGGTGATGGTCGGTTACCTCGCTGCGTCTTTGCTTGAACAGCACGTGAATCTGCTCGGCACCGAGGAAAGGTCTGAGGCGATTGCACAGTGGACCGATCGCGCTGTCAACGACGCCGAACGAGTGAAACGAGCGTTGTGCTTCTCGCAGCTGTCGTGCGGAACACTCGCGACGGTGCGACTGGTTGGTATCGCTCGCGAGGGAAGCACGGTAACGGAAGACCTATCCGACGGTCGCGGTCTATCGCTGACGACGTACAGAATTCTCTTCTCGTATTCAGGATCCGCGAGCCTGACGCCGTGACGACTCAGCTCAACACCGAAGGTCTCGATGCGCTGATCGCAATGCTCCAAGCGGCGCAGCGCGGTCTTGTTATCGAAGCCGAAGGACTCTCGCGCGAGAGTGAAGTCAAACTACGAGCGCTCAAAAAGCAGGGGCGCGATCTCTTCGAGCCAACGAGAGCGATGCAGCAATCGATCGCTCGATTCATGCAGCGAGCGCTTTCGGACACGATACAGGCGCGTCGCCTCGTAACGATCGCAATCCTCTCGGACGCGGGCGCGCAGGGAGCGAAGGCGCACGTGCTCCTGCAATCGCGCGAGGGCGGGCAGGGACACTTCAAGAAGCTCTCGGACAAGTACGCAGAGTACAAGCGCCGCAAGTACGGCACCGCCCCCATCACGCAGGCAACCAAGGCCCTTTACGGCGACCTCGCGCGTGCGCGCTGGGTCGCAAGACGGAAGTAGCAATGGCACAAGAGAACGCACGAGTTGAATGCTCGATCACGAACTGCGGTGTCGAGTCCTCGTTCAATACCGCACCGTCGTTTAGTCGGATCATCCCGGTTTCGAAGACGGCGAAAGTGAAGCTGATGGGCGGGGAAGTTCCGAACGATTCGGAATCGCCGAAGCTCTACGACGCCCAAGACATGGTGTCTGGTCTCAAGAGTTGGGAACTCGAATTAGAGGCGTACGTGAAGTCGCTTTCGTCGCGTCTTTACACCGGCACGCTGACCACCCCGCAGTTTCTCAAAATGCTTGCTGCTTGGTTTGGCGGTCAATCGCCAGCGGATGGCGCGAGCGTCGGAGCGACAACCACCGGATCTCCAGGCACAGCAACGAGCGTCAACGTCGTCAGTGACGCCAATATCACTGTTGGCGAATTGCTGATGATTCCAACCGCAAACGGCAACGAGGTTGTGCGGTGCACTGCGAAGCCAGGATCGAACGCGCTCACACTCAACCCAGGGTTGAGCACCACACCGAGCGCAGGGGCTCAGGTCTCGCAGATGGTCAATCTGTACCCGACAGATTCGGTCGGGTCACCGAGTTCATGCGCGTTCCAGGTAGCGCTCGCCGATTCGAGCAACGAGCAGTACCAATTGCTCGGCGGCATCGGCGGCATCGCATTCAAGATCACGTCGGGCGGACTGCTCACGATCAGCGTGCGCGCGCGCGGCAAAACATGGACGCGCGGCGCATTGTCGATCACGACCACGGTGTCTAGCGACTCGATGGGCTCGCCGATCGGGCTCATGAACAACGCTAAGCTGCTCTTGCAGGCAACAGCGACAGCAACAGCGACGCACGTGCCCTTCGAAGAGATCAGCATCGAATACGACCTCGGGCTCGATTTCACTCCCGATGCAGGCGGAGCGAACGAAGGTGCAGGCGGCGTCATTCGTTCGAGCGGTCGCAGCTTCGCGAAGATTAACCTCAAGTGTAAGATGGATGCGCAGTTTATCACTTGGTACACAGGGAAAACAGCGCTCCAACTGCTGCTCGCGGTGCCCGACGGAAACAGCGGTACCTCGCGTCAGCACATCGCGTGGTACGTGCCGAAGTGCAAGATCGACACAGCGCCACAGCCCATAGAGAGCGGCGGACGCCGACTCTACGACATTTCGCTCTCCTCTCGGATTGACACAAGCGCCTCGGGACTGCTTGCAGTGCCGGGCCTTTTCGCGGTCGGCTGATCGCAGAGGAATCATCGATGGACCCGTTAAAGCCAGTTCCAGTTTGCTCGATCGAAGACGAAGCGATTGATGCGGAAGCAATGTCGCTCCCCGAATACGCACGCACGCACGACCCATCAATGGTGCGAATCAAACAGGGGCATCGCCCGACCGTGTTTCTCGTGGGTCCTCTCACGGTCGGATATCTGTCTGACGTGATTGGGTCTGCTCGTGGCGAGCTGAAAGCAATCAATGCGCTGATTGCTGCGGTTCATCGTGTCGAAATGCCGAACGGTGACGTGCTCCAGCCCGACAAGGTAGAGAAGGGAGCGTACTCCCAGAAGATCGCTTCCGATGCCTGGCTTGAAGTTCTTCGAGGGAAAGTCGGCTACAGAGCGCTCGTTGAAATCGGCTTTGTGGCAATCGATCTTGCAAACTTGCCGGAGAGCAAGCGCGGCCCTTTCGCCTCGGCGGCTGGATTGGGAGTGACGGCCTAAAAGAAGCGATGCGCGAGCCTTGCGGGTGCGAGCAAGCGCGTGCGGCTCTTCGATCTCCCGAACTCGATCTTGATGCGCAACGCGTTCGCCTGCAGATGGCTCAGGACGCGCAGGAATACTGGAATTGCCCGGGCGCGAAAACAACAGAACCAGAGTCTCCCCCCGATCTCGCAGAGGATCGCTTGCGCGCGGTGGCAGCCCTTACCGGCATTTCTGGTTTGAAAACGTGTCCGCATTGGTACGCATCACTTCCGTGCGCACACGAGGCAGCGAGAGCGCGCCGCTGGCGGGACAAAGGGCAGCTCGGAAACCTGGAAGACCAGCCCTGTGTACTGGCGGCAGCAATCGATCAGATCGACGAAGGTCTTAGCGCGAGAGAACGCGACGACGACGAACGACGCGATGCGGAACTGAAGAGAAAACGCAATGGCTGAAATGCTCAAGATCGGCGTCGATATCCCTGATATCGAAAAGACGATCAAACAGGCAGAGAAGTTCCGCGCGGAACTCGAAAAGACCGCGGCCGTTGCGCGTGGTGAACTCGCTACAGGACTCGATAGCGCAGCAGAGCACGCCAAGGATTTTGCGGAGCAGTCGAAGGAAGCGAACTCGATTCTGGCAAAGGGACTCTCCGAGTCTCTTCCAGAGCAGCTCAACGACATCGCGCGCGGTTTCGGTATTGCCAGCGACAAAAACCACAGCTTTACTACGCGATTGCA